GGAGAGTTTTATCAGTTGTATTGATTTTCTCAATATACATCTCTTCTTGATCAACATACACATATGTTTTTTCTGTGAGACCACTAACATCATTGACAGTGAGAATTTTGTCTCCAAGTTGAACATCTTGTGCCAGATTGGTAGCAAGACTACCATCATAATCTTTGGTAGCTCTTGGTGTAACTTGATAGGTGATGTCTCTTGTAAGAACCTGACCATCTGTTGATTGTGCAAGATAACCAACAGTAACCTTCTTGATAATATCCCCAGAAATATCTGTGATAGGACCGTACAGGTATGTCTTAGCTGTGAATGTGAAAGTATATACTAGAGCTCTTCTAGTTTCAAAGTTCCCTTCATAGTCATCCTCCATTGAGATGTCATCCAAAATAATTGGAACATCCTTTACCTCATTCAGATTACCAAGGAATTTGACACCCAAATTATAGGATGGTGCAAAGTATGGAAGAATTTGTTCAGTAATTTGTAACATGTCATCATTCAGTTTTCCATAAACCGAAAGGACAATAGTCATATTATATGGGACAGGAGAATATACTCTCTTTGTCTCTTGTCCATCGGGTGTTGTAGTGATGAATGATTGAGTCTTTGTTGTCTTCCTTTCTGGATCATATGACAGATTGGTGAACTCAAATGACATACGAGGAAGAGTCAGTTGAGTTGGCCTATTCAGATCAGCTTCTTGTTGCATGCGAGCAAGAAACTTTTGGGTGGGACCATATGCCAAAGGCACTTTAATCACACTCCAGTTTTCATCTTGATCATTCTTGTGATGAACTTCGATGTCATTGAATAGAGAACCGAACGCAATAATTACAGAACGGAAAACCTCATTGTAAAAGTATTCAAACATTGTACTTTACATCCCTATACCCTTATTTAGTTAAGGCATACCAAATGGATTCTGTTGACTAAAATCAATAATATCTTCAGCTTTTAATTCAATAGTATCATTCTCAGCAAATGGTGTTACCAAATCATATTCTTCTTCATCACTAAGTGCATATTTCGCTCCCGATTCTTGGCCGACAAGAATTTCTCCAGGAGTAAAGTCACCGGTAACAATAGACACTTCAAGTAAGTTGGTGTTTACATCCCAATCCTTAACTCTAGCAGTTGTGGAGGAAGAGGAACCAACAATAATTTCATTGAAGATATAAGTTCCAATACCCACATCAGTTCCAATACCTTGAGGTCCAGAGAAAGTGATGGTTGGAGCCACTGTATACCCAGCACCAGCATTTATAATGTAAGCTGCGGTAACAATACCAGATTTATTAATTGTTGCGATACCAATAGCAGTCGTTCCAGCTCCTGGAGGTGAACCGATTGTTACAGTTGGTGCCTCGAAGTATCCAGAACCTCCATCTGTTACAGCGATAGAGATAACAGATCCTGTTGTGATAATACCAACAGTTGCGGCTGCACCAACACCATCATCACCTTTCTCTGTTTGGATGGTAACCATTGGTGCGATTGTATATCCACAACCAGCATTTGTCAACAAGATTGCTGCAACCTTACCACCATACAAACCATTACAGTTAACAAACTCATTAGTAATAGATGCAATACCAGTAGCAGTAGTACCACCATCTGGTGCAGAAGTAAATCCAACCTTAGGTATCTTGGAATACTTCTTACCCATATTGGTGATATAGATGGGTGATACAGATCCAGAGGAACAGTATGAAGAAATACCCAGTGCTGATGACCCAGCACCAATCATAGTCAGTGTTCTGATATAACCAATTTCTTCGATCTCAGTGTCAATCTGATCAATATTTGTATCAATAACCTCATCTTCATAACGGAAGAGTTCACAAGTTAGAGTGTAGATATAGTTCTTTCTGAGTTGATAGAATGGTTTTTCATGTTCAACGAACTTAATCTCAAACAGTCTACCACCTAGTGGGAAGTAGATAAGATCACCTTCTTTGGGTCTTGTAGTGAGTTCAATATCAGGAAGTCCTTCCATCAAAGGAGAGATATAGTTCTCGAATCTCTCTCTGGAGATAATTAGAGTACAGTCATCCTTGTCCTCAATACCAAACTTTGAGAGAATAGTTCCTTGTCCTAAGAAACCTTCATAGTTGTCCATGTAGGCTTCAAGAGGATAAGCATTCTTGAATTCTGACTGGATAACTTCTTCAATGACAGTGTTGGTTGTGACATATGAACGAGGCATATAATAGCACTCAATTCCATACATCTTCAACTGTTCGTTGATAAGACTTTGAACTAAACCTTGTTCTGATTGTGTTCCGTTTTGGAAGAATGGATTGAGTGTCATAAGATTAACCAATCATGTCCATTGGGGGAAGTTCATAATTAAACGTCATTCTTTCACGGATAGTTTCAAGTTCCTTCTCCGCATCATCGTAAATCTGTCTACCATTGAATTCAATACCACCTGGTAGTTTCACACCTTGGAACTTGATAAGGTTCATACCCCATTGTCTCTTGATAAGAGAAGTCAGATATGGTTTCAAGAATGAATCATTCCAAACTCTGCTATAGTCATCACCATTCAGAGCCACCATACAATCAAGAATGATGAACTCACCTACTTCTAGTTGATCCCAGTTAACATCGAGGAACAACCTATCTGATCTTTGATTGAATCTAATCTTCTTATGAGTATTCAAAAGGAAGTTCATCGTCTCAAGATAACCCATCGTTATCGAATATGAAGTTAGATCAAATCCAGCAACACCGTACCCTCTAAGACCAACAACATCATTTAACATCATCTGATACTTCACATTGTACATTCCAGTACCCATAGTGTTGTTGTACTGGAAGATACCACTCACACCGAACACACTTGGTGGAAGTTGAATATAGTTACTATTCTGATAGTATGTGAATGTAGTGGCGGTTCCTACGATATTCGCTGTTGCTGATGTGGAGGCAATACCAATTGATCCTGATCCATTACTAGGTGCACCAGGTGGTCTAGCCTTTCCCCTATCAACATCATCTTGTGTTATCTGATATTTTAGGTAAGTCTGTTCGACACCATCAAAGTGTCTTTCATTAAAATACTGGAGAGCGTCGTCTACCAGATCTTCTATCTGCTCTTCGGCAACGTTGACTTCCAAAACAGGAGCACCAAGTTGCCTTAGACAATAATCAATAAGTTCTTGTCTACTAGAAGGCTTCGCCATTACTCACAATACTTTTTTCTATTTATCTACCAACTTCATCAATAGATTTTTAATGTCAGAAATGTCACCTTGAAGAGAATTTACTTTCTCCTCAAGACCATCAATTCTTTCTTTGTCAGATTGAAGTTTATTTCTATTAGCAACGTACGATTGATATTCACTCATGTTATTGTTGATGATGGCGTTGGTTCCAACATCCCTGTAGAGATTGTTGTGGTTCTCTACAGGTTTGTATTTTCTTCCCATGTTATGCTAGTGCGACGACTCTGATGTTTCTCAACTGTGGTACCACCGACATATTCGTTGACGTACCTAGAACCTTAATTCTGAATGTACTGAACGATGGTAGAAGATCAGCTGTAAACTGATACTCTCTGAATGTCTGTGGGGGTGGATACGCCAGAATCTGGTCACTACTTGGAGTCTTAGTATCTGGTGTACCATCACTAAGAGATTTATCTATGATAACTCCAGGTCTTCCAGATGCGTCTTTGTTTCTATATCCAGGGAAGGGAATGAAAGTAGCATCATTGATATTATCAGATTCACTGAATGAGTAGAATACTCTCACATCATTGAATGTACTTACATATGCGTCAAAGGTAACTTGAATAGAAGTTGCTGGGTTGGCCAAGACAATCTTCTTGGTTGCGTAGATGAATGATGTTGGATCTCCAGTAATTTGATTTGCTCTTGGATCAGAAGAGTAGTCCCCAATAGCTTCATTAACTCTATTAGAAATGAATACCATTGTGGTGCGACTCAAATCAATCATAGGTGACAATCTAGAATCTGTAGTTGTCAGATTTGTATCCACTGTCAATGATTTATTAGCTGGAAGATCACCAAGGAACTGAGATTCATTAACCTTAGAAGCAACAATTCTTGGAGTATCAAAGTATACTTCCCTCTTAAATGTAATTGGAGTATAACCCTGATCGAGGAACGAAGATTCTCTACCAGAAATACTAGAACCAGAGGTGGTTCTCATTGATGCATTGATTTCAGTTCCTGTTGGAGTGATATAATTGAACTTAGGAATAACGATCTGATAAGGTTGGTTATAAGTAGATCTTGCTTTGTTTCCTCCACCAGACTTGGTCTCTTTGAAGAATAGTTCTGGAAGTGAACTACCACTTCTATTCGTACCATAGTCGGTATCAGTAACATCAACTTTAAGTTTGTAAGAGTCCAACGTAATTGGATCACTTTCGGTAACATTGTTAAGACTATGAGTTCTATTGATTCTTCTCAGAGAAACACCATTGATTTCATAAAGTCTTACACTGTTATTCTCTTTGTGAGATGCAATAACCGTGTTGTCAATACCTCTAGTAATACCAGTCAGTTCATTTCCAGAGAAACCAGTATAAGAGATAACCTCATCACCAACTCTAATATAACCAGGATTGGTAGCTCCAACACCAACACCCTCAAAGCTAGTGAAGTTGACTGTACTGGCGATTGAGATATTTCCATTAGATGTGGAACTATAATCAGAGAGAAGTTTTACAGGTGCAACATCAGATTCGACATTAGAGAGTTTGACTTGGTCACCGGCCGAATACATGCCATGGTTTCTGAACTTGACATTCAGATGTTGACCATCTTTAATTTCTCTAATTGGACTGAGAGGATAAACACCTCCACTGTTGATTGCGGCTGTAACTCCAGAACTATTAGTAAAGTTCAATACATCAGAAGAATTGGTACTGAATTTACCCTGAATACCCGTCAGGTTCAGTTGGTTATTACCACTAGTTGTATTGACAGTGATTTTCATACCACTCCCAAGACTCAAGTTACCGATAGAAATTGGTGAAAGAACATCACCAACCTGATGACCAGCACCACCACTAACAATCGTAGCTGCTAGACCAACACCATTTTCGACTGCTATATTTGCTGTCGCGTTGATGCCAGTTCCAGTAAGACTTGTCAGTGCAATACCAGTAAACACAAAGTATCCAGCAGAAGGAGTAAATCCAATACCAGCGTTAGTGATAGTCAATCCATTGGCGGCTCCACCGAATGATTGGAACTTACCTGTTGCGTTTGTGTTGGTTTGAATGATAGTATTACCAGGTTCAATAGAACTAGTGACAATACCACTGGTTTGGATTCTGGCTTCTCTAGAACCCATCTCAATATTATCTTTTGAGATAATTTCTAGTTTCTTAGGAAGATCTGGATTGAAGAACTGTGCTGAACCAGAAGCAGCAAAATCAGCTCTGTAGAGTCTGAACGTTAGGTCTTCATACTGAGAAGGTGTCCATGTGGTTGCGTTCTGTGACTTAAACAATGAACCCAGAAGAGGTTGTGTTGAGACCAGAATCTGACCTTCTTCTTGTCCAAGAGTTGAAACATCAACCTCACCAAGTTGAGAAATCCATACTCTATACTCTGTATTGTGTGACAGAAGAACAATGGCATATTCTGTATTTGCTTCAAGATAAACAGGAGCCTTAAACTTAATATTGTGAGCTACACTTGCATCTTGAGAGACTGTAATATCTCTAGGATCAATATCAACCTCAGAATAAGCAAGAATAGTTGTTGTGGGAGTACCAAGTTCAACTGTTCTAATCTGACAAGTAACTGGAGTCAAACTAATTTCAGGTTTTTCCTGGAAGAAAACATCAACAGAGGAAATAAACACACCAGTTTGATCATCAACAATAAAGGACTGAGCCAAAGGATCAGTATATCCAATCAGTGTGGGATCACCTACAACTACATTATCTACACTGGTACTAGTGCTGGTTGAAGTTTGTTGTCTTTGTTCAACGAAAGAGTCATCAACTGAAACTTCAGTATTACTAAGAGACAAAGTTGTCTCCTGAGTAGTATCAATACTACCTTGAGAGTAGAACGTAGTTTCAGCAGATGTGGTATAAGTACCTTCAATACTACTATTGGTTGAACTACCAGTCAGTCTCATTCTATTCTGACCAGTTTCAAATGTTGGGTTACTAACATCATTTGAAGGAGGAACTTGGAAGTTGTAAATCAAAGTTCCAAGTCTATCTGCGATGAGTCTATTGTTTGTGATGGTAGCTTCTGCACCACTAGACTGACCTCTTAGAATCATGGTTTCTGCAATGAAACCTTCAAACTCAGGTTGCTCCATATCTTGGAGTGAGTTTGAATCAATATTCAAGATAGTAGAAGTCTCAGAGTACTGAGAAGGAATAGTCAGTTCTCTATTGTATGGGTTAGAATCAAATCTATCACTTGGATTGTTGTATGGACCATACTTGTGGTTGGGTGTTGCAACTCTGAATGTAATAGCAGCAACAGTACCTTCTGCTATATCTTCGTTATCTTCAGCGATTGGCATCGTACCAACAACAGTTTCACCAACTTGGAATACACCAGAGGTCATTTCAATTTCAAGAAGTTTGGAGAAACAGAACTTATTGACATCCACACTATCGAAGAAAGAGTAGAGTCTCGAATAAGGTTTCAGAGAAGTACCAGTACACATGATATTTCTGGATCTCATGAAGTAAAGGATTTCACGACTTACAACTCTCTCACCCAAAGATTCTGTATCGATTCTTTCTGTGATGGTAGTTTGCGAACCTTGTCTTGATTGATTAAGAGTAATCGTTTCAGTTGTTGTTGTCGATGTAATTGTAGTATCTATTGCCTCGGCCACTTCGAAATTAGGAGCAGTTTCAACATCTCTACCATCCCACCAACCTTGAGGTCTAATTGTATCAAACTCTTCCTGTGTACCCAGACGAGTACTCGAATCAGTGCTAGTACTTTGACTGGTGCTACTGCTACTTGATATGTCAACATCATTGGTTTCCCAAGATTCCCAGACAATAGGAGTCACACCGGATCTGATTCCATCTTCATCAGTAGTAATTTCTGATCCTAAAATTGCAGCAACGGCTTCAAATGAACCTTCTATCTCAACATTGTTAGCTTCAATTTGATTTACATCAATCCAAACATCAGTATTTGGTGTCATGGTAATCGAACCAGCCCAGAATGTCACCATGTATGGTGTAACACTCTCAGACCTGGTTGCAAATGGGTTCT